AGACACGGTGCTTTCCGTGCCGCTGACACGTGGGAGAAAATTGGATTTGCCCTCCATGTAACCCTGATGAGTGCCAACAAGGTCGCTAGGCGTTTTGAAGCCGATCATGTGGTATTTGCCCTAGAAGGGCGAAGCTGGCGCAAAGACCGGTACAAGCCCTATAAAAATAACCGTGCTGTGGCCCGTGCGGCTCTTACTGAAGAGCAGGCAGAAGAAGATAAAATGTTTTGGGAAACCTATGACAGTTTGACTAAATACTTGAGCGATAGGACCAATTGCTCAGTCATTAGATGTCCTACAGCAGAAGGCGACGATATTATTGCTCGCTGGATCGCACTACACCCCCAAGACGAACATATTGTTATCAGCAGTGATACCGACTTTGTTCAGCTAGTAGCACCCAATGTCAAACAATACAACGGAATTACAGACGAATTAATTACAATAGAAGGAATCTTTGATGCTAAAGGAAAAGCGGTCATCGATAAGAAAACTAAAGAACCTAAGCAGATCCCTAACCCAGAATGGCTACTGTTCGAAAAGTGTATGCGCGGCGATTCGTCGGATAATGTGTTCTCGGCTTACCCGGGTGTCCGCACTAAGGGCACTAAGAATAAGGTTGGACTTACGGAGGCATTTGAGGATCGTGCGAAACAAGGATACTCGTGGAACAACATGATGCTACAACGCTGGACTGACCCAGATGGTGTAGAGCACAGAGTCCTAGATGATTACGAACGCAATAGAACCTTGATTGATTTGACAGCACAGCCTGACGAAATTAAGCAAGTGGTAGATGCCGCTATCCGTGAACAGATCAGTCACAAGGACATTGGTCAGGTGGGTGTGCGTTTTATGCAGTTCTGCGGCAAGTATGAATTAAACAAGTGTAGCGATTCAGCTGATAGTTTTGGACGTTGGATGAATGCCACTTATCAAGGAGTGTTGAATGTCTAAGGATATTGTCTGGGCCGCACTAGCAGTTAGTATTGCAATTGGGTCACTGATCTTCGCATTTTGGCCCATCAGTAAAAGCGAGGTAGTTGTTGTACAATACGATTGCAGTATGCTGATAGGTGGATGGCATCCTGATGTACCTGTCAAGGTACAGGAAGAGTGTAAGAAAAGGAGTAACAAATGAGTTTAATAGCACTACCAGTGGTAGATAAACAATATTGGATTTTAAAAGAAAACGATCGCAAGGTCGGAAACGTTGAGGCCTGTGCTGGCGGATACCAAGTCAAAATCAACAATCAAATCGCACAGTTTAAAACAATCAAGTTGGCGGCTCGTACTGCAAACATTGAATTTGAACCGGCAAACAAAATTGCCAAACCCAAAGCCAATGTGTCTCATGTGTATGATTATCCAGTGGCAGGTCGTGTGTACAACCCAATTTGGAACGTGGCACAACAATTGCCGGTCTATACCAAAACTGCCAAAAGTAAAAGTTGGTTCGCAGCCGGTTGGTATAATGTACGCAAAGGTCGTAACTGGCGCACAGTGTTGGCACCAAAGTTAATTGTCCTACAACGCTATGCCTATCAAGGCCCTTACTATTCAGAACAAGAAGCCCGTGACAGTTCATCTACAAAAGTTTGTTGATCGTGTGCGTGGGCACGAAGCCCGTGGTTCTCGAGACTTTGTGATGAGCATGTCTGACGCCAAAGATCTTCATGCTGATATCACACGATTGCTACTTACTCTACAAACTCTGCAAGAGCAAGCCAAAACTGAAGCCGAACAAGAAGTCATTACAGTACAAATAGGTGGTGGACAGTTTTAAAATATACCTACATTTTGGCATAAATAAATGTAGGAGTATAATGGATGAGCAGACCTAAACCAAACATATTGGTAGAACTTACAAACAAAAGTACCTACAAGACCGAGCAAGTATTGAGTTCAGAAGGAGTGTGGGCTGTTTTCTATGACGATCGTCCAATCAATCTCAAAACCTCAAACATGCTGGTGCAATATCCTGGACCCAAATACAAAAAAGTTTCGTTCAGTAATCCAGGCCATGCCAAGAATCTAGCCCGCAAACTCAACACGCAATTCAAAACTGAAAAGTTCACAGTGGTGTTGTTAAAATCAGGCGATAAAGTATATCCTTGAAGTGCGCGACAAAAAACGACTCACCGAAGAGCTTGTAAAACAACTAGACACTGACCTAGGTGTCACAGTCAAACGAGCCATGCATACTTGGTGGTTCAACATAAGAAAAAATGGTGGCATGCGACTGACCGGTCCGGGTTATCAGATTTTTACAGATCAGTTAGATCTCGCTAGATACGAGTTTGCTATTGTAGATCCTCATTCTTTCAATCAACATGTTATTTTGGCCTTGGACAAAAAGATGCAAATGCCCTACTATATTTTAGCCACCAAGGGCATACCTAAGAAAATCGTGTTTTTTGGCAGCAAGGAAGCAGTCATGGTAAACCTTTATGGAAATTTGGAACAGTTCCTTGATAACTATAACTAAACAAGGTGCTTAATTGATTTTTCGATTTCACTGACATAAATACACTGTAGTTTACAGTATTAAAAATACCCTTTTTGGAGAAATACAAATGACACAACCCCGCAAAATTCGTTGGCTAATTGCACACGAACCACAAGAATTATTTGTCCGTACAGCCCGTGCTTTTTCAGAAGAACTAGCAAAACAATGTGGCGACGAATTAGAGATTGAAATTTTGACCTATAATGATTATGCTAAAAACTATGGCGAAATCGAAGGTCTTAGGAGCATGCAAAAGTATCGCGCTGACAGCGAAGAAGAGTACGAAAAGGGTGTTGATGCATTTTGGAATGCACTGTATAACAGCACCATTGAAATGAGTCAAATCCAAGTTTACAGAGTTGGTTGTTTAGATCCAGATTTTCTCGCATTAGATCTTCCATTCTTGTTTGAAGACCACGATCATGTCCAACGTGTAGTTGAAGGACCGATTGGGCAGAGCCTTTGCGAAAATCTTGGCAAAAAGACCGGTGTCACTGGCTTGGCATTTACCTATAGTGGTGGTTATCGTGTGGTGGGGTCACACAAGCCTATCGCCACGCTTGATGAACTAGCAAAAATGAAAATTGCAGTTACCGGAAGCAAATTGTCATTGGGCTCAACCATTGAATCAATGGGCGGAGAATGTGTGGGTGTTCACGGTGGATTGTGGCACAAACACGATCCAATGGTCGAAGAAGATTGTGACGCCATTGAAACTACATACCTAAGATTTGATGATGTCAACGGCAAGCATATTTTAAAAACCAACCATAGTATGTTCATGACAACTATCGTGGTCAGTAACCAATTTTGGAATACCTTAACAGAATCACAACAAGAAGCATTTAGAAAAGCTGGTTTGGCTGCGTCACGCAAAGAGCGCAACTGGTCAGTCGAAGATGCTATCACATTCGAAGAGCAGGCTCAAGAACGTGGAGTGACCATTGTAAATCTCAGCGCAGAAGATCAAAGTTTACTAAAGAAAAAATCACAAATCAATTATGTGAACTCTAAGTATCTGTTTAGCGATGGTTTGGTCAAAGCCATTAGAGAACAAAAATAATTGTTGACAATCTAAATAAGTGGTAGTATAATAGTAATATTAGATCCCACTTATATGGACCAGACAAAAAAACCTGTACAACAATATTACTACTCCGAAAAGGAGTGGGATCGGTTAGGGTGTGGTCCGGTGGCCCAAGAACGAGATAGTACTCGATTACAAGATGCTCACGCAAAAGGCAATCCCAAGATTGACGGTAAAAATGTAAAAGGGTATAATTAGATTATGGGTATGCTGGCCTTTGCTGTTGTTTCGGTTGTAGTAGTTTATCTGTTAATCTCTATCAAAGATTGGATGGAATAATGAATTTTAATCAAATCATCATTGCCGCAATTGTGGTATTGATTGCACTAGCAGTAGTTTTCAATACTTAATAGTTTCGTATTTTGGTCAAAATACGTGGTGGGTCGGATCATAAGTAATTTAAAGAATTGTTGTATGAAGCAAAGAGAAAAGTGTTCAAGACATGGGTTCGAATCCCATCACCTCCACCTAAGTGTATAAGGTATATTTAGGTGGGGGTGCTCCGGTAATCGATTGGGCAAAGAGTAAATGAGTGGACAACACAGTAGGCGATGACTGTAAATCAAGCAAAACTCGTAAATGCAAACGCATCTACAGGCGAAGTAACTGTAAGTGGTAAGAACGTCAAGTTCTCTGCTCGCACAGTGAAAGCCGAATCTTTCGCAGTTTAATCACCGCGATAGGGCAGGACATGCCTCGTAACAGAAACTACCAGAACCCGCTTCGGCGGGTTTCTTTTTATATGCCGTTAACTACCAAAAGCACCCGGAAAGTCTGCAAAAACTACTGGCCACTAGTGTAAACCACTAAATAATATGTTGGGCGCAAGCTCAGCATTCTTTTAAAAGGAAATCTCAAGCATGAAAAAATTATTATTAGCATTGTTCGCTATGGCTGGCATTACTGCGGCTCACGCACAAGTATCAGGCAATTTAGGTTTGACTTCTGATTACCGCTTCCGTGGTATCAGTCAATCCCAAAATGCTCCTGCTGTCCAAGGTGGTGTTGACTATGCACACTCAAGTGGTTTTTACGTTGGTAACTGGAACAGTTCAGTAAGCTCACAAGTTTACACAAACGGTTCAGGTGTAGAGAGCGATCTCTATGCAGGTTACAAGAAAGAAATTTACAAAGGTATCAGCATTGATGTTGGTACTTACAACTATTTCTATCCACGTGCAACTACTACAGCTCGCACAGGTTCAAACTTTGACACATACGAAGGTTATGTTGGCGTGAGCTACAATGACTTGGTAAGTGCCAAGTACAGTCGTACATTGGGTGCTGGTTACTTCGGTACTGCCAATGCACAAGGTACAACTTACACGCAAGCTGATGCCAAGTTGCCAGTTCCTACAATCAAGAACTTGAGCGTAGTGGCACACGCTGGTCGTACTAATGTTGCTAACAGCACCGCATTAGACTACAGTGATTACAATGCTGGCATCGCTTATGCATTGCCACAAGGTTGGGAAGGTACAGTCAAGTACTACACCAACACAACCACTGGTACTTTCGAAACTGCTAACATTGTTAACGGTCAGAAACTTTACAGAAACGCAACTGTGTTTACTGTAGCCAAATCATTCTAATTTAATTAGAGTTCATAAAAAAGGACCTTCGGGTCCTTTTTTTATTAAATAGCATAATGAATACATTAGACTTTCGGGTCTCACAACCCAGAGTAGAAGACAATCCTCTACCCTTAGCTGAAATAGCCAGAAATGGGTATTATCAAGTAGGCACCAAAATATACAGTCATAAAATCCTGGCCTTGCAAGAAGCCACACGTACAGGTTTGCCTGTGCGTTGGAACTTCAATGACGAAGCATTTGGCGCTTTCAATTGGCGAAAAAGTTCCGGTGTCAGTCTACGAGAACTTTATAGATTAAGAGCCTTACAGTTGCGCAACAAGTACAAGTACATCATCTTGGCCTGGAGTGGGGGCGGTGATAGTACCACTATGATCCATGCATTTTGTGCCAACAACATTCCGCTGGATGAGGTAGTGATTTCCTGGCCAGTTACCTTGCAAAACGGCAATTATACCCCAACCAAGGACATATCCGGAACCAATATGCCTAGTGAGTGGGAGTTTAGTGTAAAGCCCATGATGGAAAGATTGAAAAAACAATATCCCACATTAAAAATAACCATCGCGGACAACATTCTAAACAAAAA